CTGATTCATTGGTGCCCCTCGGTTGATGAAGCCTCCCCGTTTAGGACGGCATCGGTTTTGTTCTCACGGTCTTTGCGTTGCTGGGCTCGGCGGTTGGTATCCGCTAACCGGCGTAAGGTGCGGCGCTCCTGGTCAGCCTCGCGGGTCATGCGTCACCCCACGCGGCTTCAACTAGGACCCGGTAGTTGCGGCTGGTGTGTCCGCCGCCGTCCTTATCGAGCGTGTACTTATACGAGCCGGTTGACCGGTCCAACGACTCCCGCAACAACTTCCCGGTGCGTGCGTTACGGACATCCCCGCCACGGCTCACCTCGTACTTACGGAAGCCGGGGATCATGCGGAACTCATCAGCGGTCGTGACTGTCACTTCCACAAACCCCGTGCTCGTAGGTCGTCTTCGCGTTCCTGCCTGCCCTGCTCGACGAGCCGGTCCCATTCCTCGGGGTTCCGTTTGCGCCAGGAGTTCGGGTTCGGCCATGACGAGGCGGGTAGCTTCTTCATCGCTGACTCGCGGCCCTCAGTGACGGCGCGGTGATCGTCTGCCCGCTTACGGATAGCTCCGGGTGTTACCGGGATGGAATCGTTCAGCCGGTAATGGTCGAGGATGGCCTGCTTAGCCTCTGCTGCGGTGAACGGTGAGAGGCTGTATGCCCAGATGTCGCGGGAGGCCGCGTTGAGCTGCACCCGCGGGTCGTGCTGATTCACCCATGTCAGGAGTAGGACTGTTTCTTCGGCGTTCATCATGCCCCCAGTTCGAGTTGGCCGTTGCGGGTCTGTTGGAGTAGTTCAAAGCCGGCCTGTAGTCGGCGTTCGGATGTGGACGGGCGTGCGGGAGCGCTCTTCTCCGGTAGGGGCCCGTCTTCCCAGCATTTGGCGTTGAGCCAGGTTGCGGGGAGCTTCGTGTACTGCTGTTCGCGGTTGGGGTCGTCCCGGTACCGGATCGCCCCTTCGATGAGTTCCTCAGCCGTGGCGATCTTCCGGGCTTTGGCGTAGGCCTTCTCGGCGGCGCCTTTGGATTCTTTGCGAGGGTATTCGAGATACCAGTCGATGAACTCGTCCGGGCTTGCCGGACAAGTGTTCCCTAGTTCCCTTTCCCCTGTTCCCCTGTTCCCCTGTTCCCCTGTTCCAGCGCCGGAACTTCCGACACTTGCCGCGGATTTTCCGCCACCATCGATCTGACCGCTAGAATCCAGGGTTTTTGGGTTGTCGGGGTAGGGGACGCGCTGCTTGGCGCGCTTCTCTGTGCGCTGGTGTGTTTCCCATGAGGGGATCCAGTAATAGGGGCGTCCTTCGTAGTCGAAAAACATTACCGAGAAGGTGCGCGAAACTTCCGCGATAAGTCGCGGAATTTCCGCCACTGTTAGATCGTCGTTCGGGAACGCGAATCCGATGATGCGTTTGAAGTTGCCGTCACCGATACCGTAGTCGTCTGCGAGGTTCCACATTGAGATGTAGAGCAGTCGTGCCCGCAGTGACGCCTTGGCGGTGTCAGGTGAGTCCCAGAATTCCGGTTTAATCGTGCGTATGCGGGCCACTGTGGGTCACCTCTTCCTAGGTCGCGTCATGCGTTTTGGCCGGTGAGTATGCGGCGTCGTTTGTCGTAGCGGGCTGATTCGCGGGCTGCTTCTTCGAGTCCGTCGCGTCCGCCGAAGATGATGGGGGGTTGTGCGAGTTTTCGGGCGGCGAGTTCGACCCGGTTTTTGGCTTCGATGAGTTGGCGTTCGGTGTCGATGCGGCGTCGTTGCAGGCGCACGATTTCCCGCTCGGCCTCTACTACCTCAGCGAGTTCCGCTTCGGCTTTCTCAACGGCTGCAGCGGCGATCTGCCTCTGGATTCGGAGTGCTTCGAGGTTCTGCTTCTTGGCGTTCCTGATGTACACGGTTTGCCTCCTTATCGGCGTGGGCGTTTCGGGTTGCGGGATGCCATCACGTTTCGGATAGCGCGGTCAGCTGTGGGGTCGCGGATGGTGCGGCGGGCTCGTGCGTCCGCTTCGTCTTGGGCGTCGTCGTCCTTGTGGTGCTGACAAGTCCACTTAGAGGCGCACACGCCGCTGGGAGTCCTACATAGAGGGCAGCAAGGGGAAGGCATGAAGTCCTTGGGGTACGGCAGCGGCGCCCGACTCATGTTGGGCGCCGCTGGTGGTTTAGTTGCGGGGTTTGCGTTTGATAGGTGGTCGGCAGTCGATGCAGTCAGAGTGTTGGAACCGGTCAGACCTGGTGCCGAAGACGATGCCGCAGCGTGTGCAAACCCGTTCGGTGGCGCGGAGTGCGCGGTACGGAACCGACCGCGCCAGGATCGTCGTGTGCGGCATGGCCTAAAAAGCAGGTTCCGAGGTCGGCCCGTTGCCCCAGGTGCCCGCGTTGGCCTGCTGGTTGCCCCAGCCGCCCTGTGCCTGCTGTGCGGGCTGCTGCTGGCCCTGCTGGGGGTTGCGGGGTACGAAACCAACAGAGTCCGCCACGACGTCCAACGATTCGCGCTTCTCGCCGTTGTGCTCGTACTCGCGGGTGGACATCCGCCCGGTGACGATGACCTTGCCCTTGCCGCCCTGCGCGGCGATCTGCGCGTCAATCGCCTCTGCCGTGTAACCGAACAGGGTCACGTTGAACCAAGTAGTGCCGCCGTCAACGTACTGGCCGGACTGGTCCTTAACGCGGGCAGTCTCAGCCGCAGAAAACGACAGGCGCGGCTTCCCGTCGTTGCTGAACTTCAGACCCTGAGACTTGCCAATGTTTCCGGTGAAGCTAACGATGCTCATGCTGTTTCCTTTGCGATTGTTTCGAGTACTTCGATCCACTGCTTGGCAGTGGTTGGTGTGATGTAGAGCAGGACGTTTGAGCCGTCCATCTCTACTTGCTTGCCGAGCGCGGGGCTCGGCGGGGTGATGGTCGGTTTCAGGTGCCCGGCCTCGATGGATACGTTGATCCGACCCGCGCTCATGCGGTTGGTTCCTGGTGGTCGTCTTCGCGTACTGCGGCGAGGATCTTCTGTGCGTCCTCGGCGCTGATCTTGTTTGGGTGTTCCCATGCGCCGCCGATGACCTGACCGGCTGTGGCGAGCATCTGCGGCCCGTCACCCTCATACCCGGCGGCTGTCAGTGCGTTCTTGATCGCCTGCCACTGCGCAACCCAAGGCTCAGTAGCGGGTTCGGCGAGGACATCGACGTGATGCTGCTTGACCTTCTTCTGACTGATGCGTACCGGGATGGTGAACGCCTTGGGGATGTGTGACATGGCGACAACTTCCACGCCGCCGACTGCTTCGCCCGCGTAGATCACTTCCGGGTTGTTGACGAGCTTCACGAGCCGGCCAACCCATGCGTCTGATTCGGTGCCCCATGCGTGTGCGATCACCCTCAGCATTCCTTTTGATGGCTTCCAGGGGCGCCCGTCCATGCCGACTAGATCGACAATGACTGGCTTTACCGCATCGCCACGGCGCACGGCCTCGATGGTTGCGACGATGGGTGCGCCGGTCAGATCGGAGGCGTTCAGCATGTCTGACTTGGCTACTAGAGCCTTTGATATATCCATCAGAAAGTAATCTCCACATCTCCGAAGAGGTCGATGCGTTCGGTGGCCGGCAGGTTTTTGGTGGCGGTGGTGTAGCGGTCGGTCATGTCGGCGGCTTTTTCTTCGAGGTTTTCGACGGCTTCGATGATCGCCGCCTGCCATTTCGGGTCGGGCAGTACGCGCTTGACGTAGAGGGGCATTCCGCCGTCGTAGGAGATGAAGTCGATCCAAGCCCGGCCGGAAACGAGTAGCCCGGTCTGGCATTGGGCCATGTACTCGAGCGGCACTTCATCGGCGAGGATGGTGGCGAGGTGTTTCTTCTGCCGCGGCGACTTGATTTCAATCAGGCCGTCCTCACCAACCAAGCCATCGGGGGAGAACCCGATTTTGTAGCCGCCGAAGTCGCGGACCATGAACCCAACCTCGCTAACCGGGGCGTAGTGTTCGGCGTACTTGTCACGGGCGAACGGCTCAGAAAGGGTTCCGCGTTCCATGTCCCGGCTCGGGATGACAGGCTCGACGTAGCTGGTGATGCGTTCTGCCACGAGTGAGGCTGTGAGGCCGCGTGAGATGTCGTTGAACGCGGGCTTGACGGTCTTTGGGGTAATAAGCTGCCCGACGACTGAGGCGGTGACGATGCCGCAGCGTGCGGCGAGCCATTCCGGCGTGCCCTGTTCAAGCTCGTCGTAAACATGCAAGGTCATTTCGTTCCTGCTTTCGTGGTGGCGTAGGTGATGGCTTCGGTGTGGGTGTTGAAGGTGCGTAGGGTGCCGTAGCCGATGACGGTCCAGGGGCGTGACCATGCGGGGAAGTGGCGGCCACTGACGGAGTATGAGTCGTTGTAGATGCCGAGCTTGTGCGGGTTCGCAGCCTTCCAGCCGTCCCCGCCGATGCGTGGTTTCATGGATGTTCCTTGGGCAAAAGAAAAGGCCCTCGCGTTCGGGGCCTTTGGGGGTGATTTTTATTTATCAGCCGGTAATGGCTGGTATTCGATGCCGTACTCGTGAACCAGTCCGGCGTAAATCGGTTCGGTACGTTCGGCTTCGAGTTCGCGCCGGGACCGTTCG